AGCAGGTGATATGAAATATGATAAAAAACATCACGGTTCACCAACTAAACATGTTAACAAACATATGGACAAAGATCATCCACATAATAAAAGAAAAGATCACGATGATACTATACATTCTCACAAAGGTAAGCCAGGTAAGACTCAATCTAAAGCTGTTGCTAAAATGCTTTCACCAGTTAAACAAACTACAGGGGTTGTAGAAAAGTTTAAAAAAGATACTGATAAAGTTATAAGTAAAGCCTCTAAGATTAAAGCTGGTGAGATACATAGTGGATGGAATCCTGATAAACCACCAATTGAAATATATAGAGAACCAAAAATAACTAATAAAAAACCCAAATCTAAAGAGCCAGGAACTTGTTTACCAGGCGCTTTTACTAATTGTTGGGGCAAATAAAATAACTAACTAATAAATATAAAAAAATGACTTACAACGAAGACCCAATAATGAACCAAAATAAAGGCTACGCTAAACAAGAAAAACACGATTTAATGCATGATAACCCTGTGGCTAAAGACGCTAGTGGCGGAAGAGGTGGATCATGGATGTCTAAGCATTCACGATCAAAAATAGGCGGTGGATCACCTTTATATGACAAAGGAGACCCAGGTCATAAAAAGAAGTTTAATTATGGAGATGGTAAAGATAATGAAAGAAAAAAAGCTCATCTAAAAAAAGTAAAACACGGAAGAAATAATGAACACTCACGATTTGTAGGAGAAAACAACCGTAAATCATAACAGTAGAGAGCTGTATAAAACTCGCAAAACACAAACATAAACACAAACACAAACACAAACAAAATGGCAAAATTTATTAAATTCAGCGTAAGAAACTCAGCCGCTGCACAACCACTAGGACCAACAGAAAACATCTTAGTAAACTTAGAAGATATTACTTCAGTAACTGCATCAGGAGCTACAGGAGCTAATGCTAAAACAGCTATAATTGGTTTAACTGGAAGAGCTGCTCAAGCTGCAGGTTACAGAACTTTAACTTTAGCAGTATCTACTAGTATTTCAGCTGCTGTAAATCCAACAATTGTAAATGGGCAAAACAATCCTATTGTTTCAGCTATCCGCTCTGCAATGACAGCTAATCCAGGTGGAGTTGTAGCTTCAGCTCAACTAGGACTTGACCAAGCTGCTACACCAGTTCAAATGTACTGGAGAACTGCTACATTCGCATAATAATCAGTATGAGATCTAGAGGTTTAGGTGACGACATAGAGAAGTTTACAAAAGCTTCTGGTATCAAAAAACTGGTTGATAATGTATCAAAAGGTTTAAACATTCCCTGCGGCTGTCAAAGTCGTAGGGATGCTTTAAACAAATTATTACCTTACAAAAAATAATATGGCTTTTAAACTAAATAATCCTCCATACGATACGAATAACGTACCAGTTTACAATGTACCAATGGAAGATGGTGTTATGGGTAAAGCTAATAATAACGGCACTATTATTTTAAATAATAAGCTAGATCCTTCAGAATGTGAAAAAGTAATAGATCACGAAATGGTTCATATAGACCAAATGAAAAGAGGTGATTTAGATTATGATAATGAAAATGTTTACTGGAAAGGTAAAAAATACTCAAGAGCTGATATGGAAGAAGGTGCTAAAAACCTACCATGGGAAGCTGAAGCATATAAAAAAGCATGAAAAAGAAATTTAATGAAACTAAAGTAGGTAAGTTTTTAAACAAAGCTGCTCCTGGAATATTAGACCTAGCTGGTGATGTACTACCTGATGCTGGGGTTTTTGGTTTAGTTAAAAATCTTATACACAAAGATCCTGTGCTACCTGCAGAGGATAAAGAAAAAGCTCTTAAACTTTTAGAGCAAGATATGACTGAGATGCAAGAAATCTCAAAACGCTGGGCTAGTGATATGAAATCTGATTCATGGCTTAGTAAAAATACTCGTCCAATGTCTTTAATATTTCTAACTGTAATGACTATAGCCTTTATATGGGTTGACAGTCACGAGTCATTATCATTTACAGTAGAACAAGAATGGATAAGTTTATTAAAAACATTAACCGCGACAGTATATGTAGCCTATTTTGGTTCACGTGGTGTAGAAAAATTCAAAACAATAAGTAAATAATAAAAATAAATAAAATGGGTAAATTTCCAATAAGTGACGGTATAGCTGGTAAAGCAATGCGTTCAACAGGTTTAGTAGGAACTCCAAATGGTAAACCAGCTTGGATTTTTGAAAACCAAACAGGTGTTTTAGGTAACAATTTAAATAGCTCTGTATTATATATGGGTGTTACAGGTAACATAGATGTTATTGTAGCAGGTACAAGTTTAGCTTCTGTTAGTACATTAAATTTGACATCAGGAGGCGCTGCTTATAGTGATGTAACAGCTGCAACAACATGTTCTAACAATATGGCTCAAGGTTTAACTGTAGCTATAACACAAAACGCTGGAGTTATACAATCTTTAACTATTGTAGCCGCTGGATCTGGTTATAATCCTGGTGATATTATTACTGTAGTCGAAGCAGGTGGTGGTGCTGGAGGAGCAACAGCGGTAATAACAGCCGTAAACGATGGCGTTCCTGTTGCCGCTCAAGCAATAACATTTGAAAGTGTACAAGCTGGATCATTTTTACCAGTCGCTGTAGACTTTATAACATCATTAGGAACAGGTGTAACTGAAGCAGATGTTATTATATGTAAATAAGTAATATATAGGTGACTATATAAATAAGTGAATATTAATAAATTAAATTAAATTAAATTATGGAAGAAGCAAAAAAAATGATCAGCAAAGAGCAGTTAGAAACTGTCAACAAACAACAGGTAGAATTAAGCGAAATGCTTAGATCACTAGGTGTTTTAGATGTACAAAAAGTAAACATACATCAAAAAATAAATGATCTTTCTAAAGTTATTGAAGAAACAAAAAAAGAATTAGAAGAGGAATATGGCCAAGTAAATATTGATCTTAAAGACGGTACTTACACAGACATTGAAAAAGAAGATGCAAAATAATATAAGAAAGATTAGTATTGGATCTGATTATAAAAATGACGCAATGCATTACTCTGTAGGCCAAGAGGTTTATGGAGGTCATGAAATTTCTCATATTTTATTTGAAGACTCTGATAACTCTTATAACATACATATAAAGAAAAACAACGAGGTATTGCCATGGAAAAAGTTTAACTCTAACATGGCTATATCCGTTGAGTATGATCTTAACTATTAATGAAAAGCATATACGATTTTATTATACAACCATTAGGTGATAAGTATAGTAACACAGTTAAAATATCTGGTGTAGACATTGTTGTTAATACAAAAATAGAAAACTGGAAGTTTGTAAATAGATTAGCTATAGTTGTAGAAACTCCTTTAGCATTTAATACTAAAATTAAAAAAGGAGATATAGTTGTTATACATCAAAATGTGTTTAGAACTTTTTACGATATGAAAGGTCAAAAAAAGAAAAGTAGATCTTACTTTAAAGACGATCTTTATTTTTGTGCTATTGACCAAGTTTATTTATATAAAAACAAAAAAGGTTGGCATAGTTTTGGTGATAGGTGTTTTATAAAACCTATAAAAAACAATGATAGTTTAACGCTAGACAAAGAACAAAAGCTTATTGGTATATTAAAATATAGCAATAGTTCATTAGAAGCGCTTAAAATTAACCAGGGAGACTTAGTAGGTTACACGCCTAACGGTGAATGGGAATTTTTAGTTGAAAATGAACGATTATATTGTATGAAATCAAATGATATTGTTATAAAATATGAACACCAAGGAAACGAAGAAGAATATAATCCAAGCTGGGCACATAGCAGTTGAGGAACTTATTAAAGTTGCTAAAGAAGCTATTATAGATTCAAGCGATGATATATCAGCGGACAGGCTTAAAAATGCTGCTGCTACAAAAAAACTAGCTATATTTGATGCTTTTGAAATACACAATCGTATTATAGAAGAACAAAATATGTTAGATGAAAAACCTAAAGAAATTAAAAAAGAAACTACGTTTCGTGGTTTTGCTGAAGGGAGATCTAAATAATGTATAAGCAAACACTATATAAAGTATTATCTGACCACGTTAAACCTAAAGTTCTTAACAGAATGAACAGGTATAACAAATGGGAGTATGGATATAACGAAGATCATGATATGGTTGTTATATCTAAGACCGGACAAATTGGAGAGATTTATGAAATACAAAATCTTAAAATAGCTTTACCTAAACAAAACAATGTTCATAAGTTTGAAGAAAACAAATGGACTAGATTTGATTATCCTAAGATATTAAGTAGAATAAAAACAGTATTTGACTGGAGAGAATACCCTGAGGATTTTAAAGAGACATGGTACGATTATATTGATACTGAATTTAAAAGACGTGAAGAAGGTTTTTGGTATATAAATAAAGATATACCTACATATTTAACAGGTACTCATTATATGTATTTGCAGTGGTCAAAAATTGACGTTGGTCAACCAGACTTTAGAGAATCAAATAGATTGTTTTTTATATTTTGGGAAGCTTGTAGAGCAGATTACAGAAGCTACGGTATGTGTTATTTAAAAAATAGACGATCTGGTTTTTCTTTTATGGCTTCTGGCGAAACTGTTAATATGGCTACAATATCTAGTGATGCTCGTTTTGGTATATTATCTAAGTCAGGTGCTGATGCTAAAAAAATGTTTACAGATAAGGTAG